TCAATCTTCTTCAGGCACATCATCAACAATCATTGTTCTGTTAGGGTGTTGCTCATGTAGTTCATCTAATGCTTTCCGTTTTTCTTCTTCATCGCCCTCACTCCATTCGCCAATATTAACAATTACTGGAGTATCACCAGTGAACTCTTTTTTCTCGGTAAATAGTTTATGATATTTCCCAAGCATATCTCTAGCACGTAAACGGTCACTAGGCTTTATTGGGACTTCAACCATTTCTACATGTTCATTGTATACAAGGTTCAATCTATCAGTATCGGGGTTGCGTTGAAAGTCCCCACGTTTAACGACGACCTCTCTTACTTCGCTCTCATCACCTACTGCTGCATTACTAAGAATATGCAATAGCTCATTCGCTGATAATACGCCTTCGTCAATAATTCTCTTACGTTGCTCATCAATATACTTAGCTACTTTCTTATTCTTTAGCAGCCTACTTCCCTGTTCACTTGCAGTATGAGGACTATAGCCAGCTTTAATTGCACTTTGTGTCATATTCAGCGTCTTTAAATACTCAGCCACAAACTTCTCTTGTCTGGGATTTAATTTGCTCATGTTTTACCTCCTTTTCAATAATTATTAAAAGGAAAAATTTACTTATCTTTAATAATTCGATTTTCTTTAGCTAAATCTGAAAATCTTTTACTAGTCTTTGATTGTTGAGCTAACTCATCTTTACGTTGCGCTTTGATATTCTGAGAAAATTGTTCTTCTACAACATCTAGTAGATCACTGCATTCCTCTCCAGAAAGTGTTGTTTCAGTCATAATATAATTATAAACTTTATCTAAATTGTATTTTCTAGCCATTATTTAGCACCTCTATTTCTCAATTTATTTCTTGTATCAATGAATGGTAACTCATCTGCCCCAATATAGTTACTGTATTGATTCGGATTAAAATGATTTCTTATTTCATTTCTTACGACTTCATCTTCTTCAAAGTTTTCTAGGTCATAAAGTCTTACATATCTATAAAACTCAGCTCCATATTTATCATTTAGTATTTCGATTTCATCTATTACTTTATTATATTCATCTATGATTGGCTTAAATTTCGACAGTATGCGTTCTTTATCATTCTGATATAAATTGGGAAGCTCTCCCTGACGTTTGATAATATCTACAGCTTTTTTACGTCTGGCTTCATCAAAGACTTCTTTTTTAGTTGCTAAACGTTTTTCTAAAGCTTTTAATTTTTTCTCGTTACTATCAAATGTAGAATAAAGTTCATCAGCTTCATTATCTTTTGAGTTAGTAATTAATTCTTTGTATTTCGCTTTATCATCTTCAATTTGTTGTATGAGTTCCTTACGTTCATTCTCAAGTTTATCGATATTTTCTCTTTGACCTATTACATATTCATTGTATTCATCAAAGTATTTAGAAGTTTTCACAAATATACCTCATTTCAGTTAGTTTTTAAGCCTATTTCTCTTATGTAATTGTATGGCTTTTTGATTTCTCTATCTGTTAATCTTTTCGGGATAGTTTGCAGCAATATTAAAACTTTCTCCAAGTCGATATTATTTTCATTTCTGTTATAGATGAATTCCTTAAATGCTTTCTTATCTAATTGATTCAATTTCTCTACAAACTCATCATTATTCATTTCTTTTTCTGTAGCACCAGATTTCTTTTCTCTCAGTGCTTGCTCTTGGTTTAGCGTTAACTTATGAGGATAACTCTGATCCTTTTGACGCTCGCTACTAATCTATGAATAATCACTCTCTATAGCCTTATTACGTTCATTCCTATTTGTTTGAATACATTTATGCAATTCAATTTTAAATCGCTCTATCACGTTTATATGAGATTCTAAGCGTGCATAAATATAATCTTTAATATATTTTTGTTCTAGCTTTGAAAAACGTCCTAGAACAGTATAAAAAGCGTTTAAATCTCTTTGGCTTTTCCTCTTATACCGTTCCAATTTTTGACGTTCTTCTAATATAGCGATTGCTAGATTTTCAACGGAATAACTCTCATAGTAAATACTTTCAGATACAATATCACTACATAAACTAGGTGTAGTTCGGTTATACATATCTTCAATATTCCTTTCCATGAGTGTTATTCGTTCTTGTATATAACAAGTATTAAATCTAGTGAATAATTCATAATCGCTTACTTGTTCTTGAAAAAATTCAATAGTAGTACCCACTACATCACCTTAAATATCCATTTTCTTTAATGCCTCATATCGCTTCATACTACCCTCAATATGACGCTTGATACTTCTTAAAGCTAATTCTTTTTGTTCATCAGATTTAACCATAAAATACCCTTTTGAGTTCTTTTTATAGCTATATCCGATAGCATAACCATAATCAACAACTAGGCTATGGATTGTGTTTCTTAACCATCTATCGTTGTTTTTATTAAATTCTATGTTTAGTTGGTTAAAAATACTTTGTTTCGTAATAATCTCTTGCTTAGTATTGCGTAACACATTTAATACCTTAATGTGATCGCTCGTTAATTCTTTTTCAATTGTAATTGTCATAAATTATTCCTCTTTTCATCTTTAATGAGGAGGCACTATATAGACAATAACTAAAACCACAAATATTTAATCCTTATTTTTTCTGATATATAGAAGTCATTTACTTCCTAACACTATTATACTAAATTTACACCTAAATAACAAACGTATGTTCCGATATTTATAGAATTTAAATAACTCCTTAACAATCTATAAAGCGTTGTTATATAAGTATTTCCATAGATTTTCACACTGTTCCACAGACATTCATTAATGGAACAAATGTTCGTTTTATGCCTGGATTATTTCTTGAATAACTAACAAATCTTAACAATTACGATTTACATATAAAAAAGCCATGCACCTACTAAGTGCATGACCTATAAATTTATACATATTCTTTTAGATTTTTAATTTGTTTAATATTCATCTTATAAATAGGTTTAGATTTACCATTTACATTATAAGTACGTTCAATCAGATTTTTAGGTAATTGAGCAATCTCATATGCTAGACCTATTGGCATATCTACATTAGGCATATCATCTGGCGTTTTCTTAATTCTTTCCAGCACCCACTTATATTTATCATAATTATTCTTGTTGATACCATTCAACACACAATATAATTGCCATGCTGCAAACTCAAAATGTTCTTCTACCTGTTCTAATTCTAAGCAAATATTAATATACTTAGCTTTGCTGTTATCCCACTTGTAAGGAATAGTTGGAATAATATTTTTATCATAGTAAGTAATAGTAGCAACTTCTACACGCTCACATGTTATATATGATTTATTTAAATCTAATGCAACGACCAACGGTAATAAGTTACCTACTACATTATCATGATGATCTATCAATACATACTCATTACTATTTAGCGTATAATCTTCTTCATTTAGTTTTAAAAATTCTATCAACACATCATCAGTTAGATTTAAGTCTTTAATATCCTTATCAACTAATGTCATTGTTTCACACCTTTGTAATAAGAATGTTTCAGCTCATTCAATCGTTCAATTAACACTTTACTATCGACTTCATTCGCCTGTTCATTCTGAATAAACTCAGTAATGATTTTAAGCCCCTCAACTAATTCTGGTGCTGGTTCATTAATACCAGTAGCTAACTGATACAACGCTCCCATATTACCTATAACATCTGCATTACTAGATTGAACGCCCTTGAGTTCATCTATATTGAAATCTCTGCTCATATAGTCGAATATGTCACTATTATTACTTTCTTCAAACGTCTCCAGTCCATACATGAAATATTCATTATCAAACATGAAACTAGCCATCATATCGCTTATAGTGTCATGTGTACCATCTGGTATTTCATAACCTGCATAATGCCCCTCAATGCTCTCAATGAGTTTCTTAGTATGCTTTTCTGACGCAATCTCAAAAGTTTTTCTCACTTCACAATCTTTTATCAATACATGAGCGTACATCTTCCCTTTGCTCATCAGATACACAACATTAAACGGATCGTTATATATCTTAAATGCAAAAGGTACTTTATAACTGCTTTCACATAAGCCAGTAAAATATCTTAAAAGTGTTGCTGCTCTTGTTTCAAATTGATTTGCGATAATTTCTATATTCATTTTATTCATCTCCTTCATTTTTTGTTTTACTGAATTGTTCAAATTCACCTGTCTTGGGATTAAATTTTTTAATATAACGAGCAGGAGCCTTATCAATACATCCCATATCATCACTATCATAGAAATTAATATGGTGTGCTTTTGTTAAAGCCATACATACGATTGGCGAATACCATATTTCTTCATCATCTATATATTCAACAAATAAATTCTCTGGTGCTGGTATAAGTTGAATCGGAGCATCATAGTCCAGTCGGCTATATATTTCATCTTTTTTATTCACTTTAAACGCACTTCATTTCTTTCTTACAAATATTAAATGCAACGGGCAACCAATGATCTGTTTTAATATATTTAGACTTCACTATCGGTAAGTCCAACCCTTTACCATCAACTAGATAAATAATTGGTGGACAAATATCCATTTCAATTAATCCATCTCGTTTAAGTTCAGCAATTATATTAAATGCTTCTTGGTTCCATCCAATCCAAAACACCACATTTAGATGTTGGCCACTTGTATATGCCCCATCACCTTTATAATTAAAGTTATTTTCTTCGAATACATTTTCTATTTCTACAAAAGTAGTTCCATCGTGTGATTCTATATATTCTAAAATTTTTGATTTTAATTCATTCTTATTCATTGTATTCCTCCTAAAATTGTATAGGTGTCCTACCGTCCTATTATTAGTAAGTTGCAGGACGCATTTAGTACACTTGTTATTGCTACTCTCCCAATGTATTAAGGTTCTTTGTCCCGTTGTCCCACCGGTTTAGGTCTACACTTATATATTTTTTGAGTTCTTGATATATATATTTTATAAAACTTTAACTTAAAGTTAGCAGGACACAGGGACACTTGTAGCATGGCACTTACTGTCACAATAGCTTGAATGTGTCCTACAACTGTCCCATTACTGTCCCGTTGTCCCTTTATTGTTATTTTCATTTTTTAAATCTCGATAATAAGAGGACAAATCAATTTGAAAACCATATTGTCTACCTATACCTTCACCGAATCTATAACGCGACTTACTTTGCCCACAATATCTTGTGTTTCTTAATGCTTTATCAATCTTTCTTAAATGATGTTGTTGTGGTTGGTCATCTCGTTTCATCATCACTTTCCAAATTTCCATACTACATACTTTGTCACGCCATACATAAGCACCTGGTTTTGTGTTTGGTAACTCAATTAATTTTCCATCACCATATAATTTAATGTAATCTTGGTCTATAACATCGTGAGCAGATATTCTTTTTCCTTCTAATGTTCTATACCAATAGTCAGATGGAATAGGACGCTCAAGAAATTCTTCAATTTCACCGACTAAAGCATCTTTTTCAGAATGCTCTTCTTGAACTTTCAATGCAGTTTCGCTAGCTTCTTTATCTAATAACAATGCTTTATCCGTTGGATCATCATCAAAATAAACTTTAGCTTCAGCAAACATTTGTTGAACAATGTCTTGTGTTAAATCGTCAAACGGACTTTTAGTCGCTTTATTTTTATCTGTCGTAATAGGAAAGAAACGACGGTTACCTGTTTGATCTTTTAGAAATTCATAATTATTTGTCGTCCCTATAAACACACATTGGCGTGGATGTCGCTCAATACGTTTACCGTATGAAGCTCTATAAATATCTACAATCGCACTAATGAAACTTTTAATATCTTCAATAGTAGACTTTTGAAATGCTGCGAGCTCTTCTATCTCACACAACCAGGAACCTTGTATTTTTTTATAGGACTCATCCCCTTTAAACGTTTTTAAACTTTGGTTATACCAATGACCACCTAATTTACTTACTGTCGTAGACTTGCCATCACCTTGCCCGCCATATAAAATAATCATGGAATCGTATTTGATACCAGGATGATAAATTCTAGCAACCGCACCCATCATCCACTTTTTAGTCACTTCACGATTGTAGTGATTATCTTCGGCACCTAAATAATCAATAAATAGTGTTTCAATTCGCTTATTGCCATCCCATGTTTTAGATTCAATCATGGACTTAATAGGATGAAATTTATTATGATAAGCTTCTTTTTCAATGACACTATCCATAATGTCACGACTAAATTGCACATTATAATATCTATCTATATGAGAAATGACATGAGTTGTATCAATATCAGCCCAATAATAATTATTATCATCGTTGGTACGCCAATATGGTAGACGTTTTAGTTTAGTAATTTTTTCAAAGGAATCGTATTGTACTAACCCTTTTAAACTTTCATCATTTTCCATTATCAATTCTGCGTTTGCAGTGGTCTTTTTAAGGGCTTGTGTTGTGGCTGATCGTCTTAATTTACTACGCCAATCATCACTATTGGCCAAATAATTATTTTCATCAATCAACTCAAATACTTCTTCTTTGGTTACATCTTCCAAATAAAAACCTCCTCACTTATTCTTGTTATCTTTCTTCAAAATGCTTTTGAATGTACGATTAACTTCCTTTTGTTCAATAGGTGGTCTGCAGGTCATCGCCCATGCGCTTACCAATCCGTAAACAAGGTTAGCGTCCACATAACGACGCAATAGGTATCCTGTTAAAGAAGCTAATGTTTGGTTGCGTTCACCTTCACCTACACCAAATGCAATTTCGCGCCAATATGAACTATCGCGTTTATGAAAATGATTTGAATAATCGACAGTTATTGGCTCATTTTTAACAACCATCTTGTTTAACTCTTCTTTTTTTATTACTGGTGCGTCATTATATTTAAAAATGTAAATTGATTCCTTTGATTTTTTTACTGGTAAGGCCATAGCTTGTGATGGTACAAAACTAGCTTCATCTACTGGGTAACCAATATAACGTGCTAATCCATTTGAATACTTCCGATAGTCTGATGCACTCACTGGCTCATTTAAAGGTACTATAAGACGAATACGAGGCTTTTCAACAGTATATGAATACGTTGTGTGAAATACCCAAGATACATGTTCCAATTTAGTTTTCAGCACTTCATAAAGGCCTCTAAAATCTTTGATTTCGTCATAGTCCAATGTAATAGCAGTTCGATTGATTAAAGTTTGATCACTACGATATTTACTAATAGTTTGATTATCTTTTTCAACATCTTCAAAATCACCATATACACATAAACCACGTATATATTTATCTGAGTTGATTCTTGGTGTTTGTAGTTTATCTAACCACTTAGACCATTCACATAAGCCAGAACCATTACATGAATTTGAATACAAATTTTTATATTGAACAATTTGAATTTTAAAATCGTTATTTAATTTCACTTTTTGAAAATCCAATTTTATACCTCCATGTATTAAAACAAGAGCAAAGATGTTATAATACAAATGGAGTATTTTCTTATTGCTCTTGTGTTTTATAAATTTTGTAAATTACGCGTTATCTGATTTAGTCGCCAAACTATTCACATCAGATGACGCTCTTTTTAATTCTTCCATTGCATTGTTGTAATGATGTTCCACTTGTTCAATCATTGAACTCACATCAGTAAAGATTGAATTGATAACTGCAAGACAAACAAAATGATTTTGAATGCTTTCATTTGCAGTATATGTTGCTACTTGATCGTTAGACGCAACTAGCATTTCCTTATATTTCTCAGCACGTTCCATTTCATCTGCTACTAAGTTTCTGAGTGCGCTGAGTTTAGAAGTTAAATCTGCACTTACTACTTCATCTTTGATTTCGTGAATTTGATATTTTAATTTTTTCATTTACTACTCCTCCAATCTTTCAACAAAAACTAGCATTTCTTCAACAGCTAATTTTAATTCTTCAATATCGTCTTTAGTTAAGAACTTACTAATATTAGAATCTTCGTAAATGATAGGGAAATCTATGAAAGTTTCTATTGCTGATAGTAAATCTTCGTATTCTCGATAATCTGCAAGAATTTCTGAAATTTCATTATCACTTAAATATGGATATTCACTTTTAATAACTGATACATTTTTTGCATGACGTTTTTGTAATAATTTAATCATTTTACTAGTATGTTTTGTACCATTCACCATATGCTCATAGTTCAATTTGCCTTCAATATCTTTAAAATCTTTGTTATTTAATTTATTCATCTTATTCATTCTCCTCATTGATATTAAAATTTTTCTCTAACTCTTGGACTGCCCATTTCATTATTAATTCAAGATGTTTTTCTCGATTAATTTGTGAAACTACTTCTTGACCGTCTTTAAACTCGGTGTGCTCATAGCTTTCAAAGTGATTATAAATACTTGTTTTAAGTTGATATTTTACGTGTTCTAATACATCAATTTGTTCTTGATTCATTTTATTAATTCTCCTTTTTGTATTTATACTTATCAGCAATTGGTAATGTTAAAGTTTGTATTAGTGCAGTTATTGCAATCCCATGAATAAAATCAATAGAGTATGCATATAAGCAACCAATTGTTATAGCTAGTACAGAAATCAAAATATATAGTTTCATTAACCCTCACCTCCTTTAAAAATTAACTTTAATTTTAGAACTAAATAATTCATCAATTGGCATGTCGTACATTTCTGAAAGAATCTGACACTCATTTAAATTAAAAATTGCTTTGCCACTTTCTTTTAACTGATAACGTTGTGGACTAATACCAAGTTTGGTAGCAACTTTCTTTTGAGTATCACCTTTTTCTTTCCTAGTAATGTACAATATTGGATATGCTAAATTTGCCATTTGTAGAACCCCCCTATTTGAAACTTTATGCTACTTATTAATTAAAAAAAATATCATCAATTGTAATATCTTTAAGTCCGTGTTCTATTAATTTATTTTTTATAATTAATTTTTCTGAATCTCTAAAAGGAGTTATCCCTTTCTCTTTATTTCTGAAAGCAGTAACAGAAACTTTTAAATCATTCGCCATTTGATTTTGTGTTAAACCAATATATCTTCTATAATTTCTTACTTTATTATTCATCTAACCACCTCCTTGAAACTTTATGCTACTAATATATAATTTATCCTTTCTCTTGTCAACACTTTATGTGACACTTTATGAAACTTAGAATTACACTGGAGATAAAATGATGATAAAATGCTATTATAAGCTTACTAATTTAAGGAGGGGTTTAATATTTCACAACCATCTATCTTAGCGAATAATATTAAAAAAATTAGAAAAAATTTAGGTCTTACTATGGAAGAATTTGGAAATAAATTTAATAGCAAAGCACATAAATCAATAATATCCAAATGGGAAAAAGGCTTAACTAAACCTAGTAATGAAAGATTAAAAGAAATAGCTGATTTAGGGAAAATAAGTGTTAATCAATTGCTATATGGAGACTTTTTAGGAGAATTGCAAAGTATTACAAATGAAGAAATTAGGAATATATTAAATGATAATAATTTAGATATTACTGAATCTGAATTGATATCATTAACGTCTTCTGTCTCAAGATTAATTGTTACTTTTTATGAAAAAGGAGAAGAAAATTTTGATATAAACCTTTTCAAAAAAATATTGAGACACTATTTACAACTCGAATTAGATTTAGGTAATAGAGATCTTGATTCATTGACATATTTCGCTTACCAAAGGACAATAAACGCTCAAGAATTAGTAGCCGATTACTACGAAGATAGCAAAGCAAAGAAATTTCTAGAAAATAAAGAAATAAAAGAATTTTTGTTTACTATCTCAGACAAATATGACGAATTAATTGAATATATTGACGATTACAGAGAAAAACATAATCTCGAAAGAATTAACGAAGAGTGATTATATGAAAGAACATAACTTAAATCTATCCCACAACATATATAAGGACGCTAAACGTGGTACTTACTACTTTCGTATTAAATACTATGATAAGAAGAATCAACGTAAAGAAATAAAAAAGAGTGGCTTTAAACAACGTAAAGAAGCGTTGAAGAAATGTAATGAAATTATGGACGAGTTAGAGGGTGTAGGACAGTTAAACAAACTGCCCTTTGATAAGCTCGTAGATGAGTATATAGAGTGGTATTCTGCACGTCGCAAGTCATCAAGTGTAAAAGCATTAAAGACACATACAAACAACCATTTGCTACCTTATTTTAAGTCTATGGACGTCTTTAATATGACTACACAAGATGTTATGAAGTTTCAGAATACAAAGTTAAAAGAGGGACACTCTGGAGAGTACCTAAAGAAAATGCACGTGTTCTTAGTATCGTTACTTAATCATGCTATGAAGTTTCATGATCTAAAACAAAATGTAGCCTCTTTAGTAGGTAACTTTGAAATAGAATCAAATAAGCGTTTGAACTATTGGACGTTAGAACAATTTAACCAGTTCTATGAAGCATTAGCTACACAACAACAAAAGTTATTCTTTAAGCTACTGTTTTATTCTGGAGCACGTAAGGGAGAAATTAGAGCCCTCACATGGCGCGATATTAATTACGATGATGATTTCATACATATTAACAAAACAGACTATCACGGTGAAGTGACAGCCCCTAAAACAAAAGCAGCAATACGTGATATATACTTGCCTGCTCATATGATGGATGACATTAAAGATTATTTAAATTGGTATAAAGAGAATAACATATATAAAGACGATTACGTATTGTTTGGTACATTCTATAAGGCTTATAGTGAATCAACCATTGATCGTTGGTTTACCACTGCATTAAAAGTGTTAGATGAACAACTGCCAGACGGTCAGACATTCCCTAGAATTGTAATTCATGAGTTAAGACATAGCCATGCGTCTATGCTAGTCAATCATGGTGCAAGTATTATGGTAATTGCTCAAAGACTAGGTCACGCAGATAGTAATGAAGTATATAACAGATATGGACATTTATACCCTAGTACACAAAAAGAAATAGTTAAATATTTGTGAGGTGATATAGTTGTCAATTTTAATTAGTTTTCTTAGTTTAATTTTATCAACTTTCGCTTTTTTATATGCGAACAAAAGACATAAGTTGAATATGTTAGATCATTTAGATGATAAATCAGAATGGAGAAAGAAACTATTAGAATTAGCTGGTAAACATCCAATTGAAACTAGTGATATTCATAAATTACGTGCTTTCGTTAGATTCGATAAAAATGATAAAAGTAAAAAAAATGATAAGTATCATATTAAGGATAATGAAAAACTAACTCCATTTCAAAATATAACTGATGCTATTATTGGTTATCGTGAATATCTATATGATAAAAAAATATTAAATAATACTAAAAATGATAAAACAGAAACAAAACCAGAACTTTCAGAAAATCATGCAGAAATGATTCGCATATTTGCAAGATATTTATTAGCCAATCACTGGGAAGTATTACAACTTACTCAAGCAGAAAAATATAGGTACAATGAAAAAAAACATTATTCTAATGCTCATTATACTATAATAGAAAGCATATATTACAAAACTGTTAACTTACTTTTTAATGAAAGAATTGATAAGAAAGTCACAAATTGGATTGAAAAAGAAGAACAACTTTATAACTATACTTTTAGTGAATACAAAGATGTAATAAATACAAATATGTAA